GAGACGGTACTTATCATAGAGTCCTTGAAGGCAGGGACAGACCGGTTGGTCAAGCTATACCAGAAAATGAATGATAAGGAGGTGATCACAAAGTGGAGATTATATTAGAGGAACCAGTTACAAGTCTAGCAGAAAAAGTTTTTATTCTTAGCGAAGCAGGCCAGCAGGAGCTTTCTAAGGAAGATTGGCAGGGAATTGCCCCTAAAGATAGACTGAGGGCTATGGACATCTTTAATGCCCTGCGTGAGAATAAGGGGATTATAGACCTAACAGAGAAAAAAGCAGCCAAAAAGAAAGCTGCCGATAAGACTATTTCCTTAGAAGATTTGACAGCAAATATAGACAAGTTATCAAGAGAAGAAAGAGACTCTGTTTTAGAAAAAATGGATAATCTGAGGGAAGAGAACCTGAAAGCCAGTAAGGAAGAAGGCTTTAGTAATCTGCCGGAAGATATACAGGCAAGTTTAGGAGTATCCCCAGATAATTTGAAGAAATTAACAAAAGATCAACGTACCACACTTTTGAAAAAATTTGATGATATTTTACAAGTAGAGAAGGAAAAGAAGAAGCAAGGAATCATACAGGAAGCAATTAAATAGCAATTTTTAGATCTTTGATAATAAAATAAGGTAGAAAATGGATAGTTTTACGTTTTGGTATGAACCGGATTAGAATGACACTCCGATAGAGACTGGGACTGTTCATCTACCGAAAAAAAGGTAGGTGATAAAAATGGAATTAAAATTAGAAAAAACTCTAGAGAATCAAATCGAATTATCTGAAGAGGTGTATCAGAAGCTCTTTGCTAGATCTATTCGACTAGGTGAGAGGGATGACGCTTGTATGTCACCTGATGACTTAGCTGGCGCAATCCCACAAATTTGGGATAAGATGATCGAGTTGGAGACAGCGGAAAAATTATACCTAACTCCACTCATAAGTAGTACAATTTTGAATACTCTTATTGTGGAGAAAACGGATCTCCTGGCGGGCCCCGGGGATACTCTCTGGATCAGCAAAATCGGTCAATTAGAAGCCCCTAATGACGGAGCATTGCCACAGACTCATCAAATTGAGGGACAAGAAGTTTCATTGGATCTGGATATGGTGAGTTTCAAGCCAACAAGATTTGGCGTAGGCTGCTGCTGGCAAAAAAAAGCCGGTCATTCGACTGCATTCAGCCTCAAGACTACTGCTAGATTGCTTCTAGCACAGTGGGCAGCTTCCAGGATAGAGCGACTTTTGATGACTGCACTCTCTGCTGCAACAAAAGTTTTGTACGCAGAACCGGCCACAGACCTGTTTTCGATAAATCCGACAGATACTTTCAATTCAACCGATATCCTGCGAGCCTACGCTTGCTTATTGAACTCAAGCACGTTGCCTATAACTCAACTTGGAGACTTTTATCTTTTGCTCCTGCATCCTTTCGTTTACGCAGATCTGATGAGAGACTCGCTATTTGTCAGCACAGTAGCAACATCATCGGCTGCAGGGATAACATTCGACCTGAAAGGCTTTTTAGCCTCATCGTATAGTCAATGTAGATTAGCAATAACGCCTCTAATGCCACACGAACCTAACGCAGCCTCACCAGGAACGGAAATTTATACATCGGCTCTGTTAGGCTCAAGAAGCCTGGGAATTTGTTACGAACAAAGACCTAAATTTTTAGAAAAAATTTCGAGCTATGGAGAAAATTTGGGGGTAGCAACGGATTTCTGGACTGAAGCAAAAATATTACGAGACGAATCAATCGTTTTAATAAAATCAGCAGCTACTAGAATAAACTGCTGATAAAATTATTAACATTTTGAATTGGCCAGCATTATGATTCTGGCCGGCAATATTTTTCCTCAGCCTGGAGATCTCCTTTCCTCTTGGCTGAATCTCTTTAAGTTTATGATTGCCTGCCGGGGGTAGAAATATCCCCGGTGGTGCTATACTACCTTCTCCTTCTTTATGCGTATTGCGCAATACAGCATACGCAAATCATCGAAAAAGGCTATCGACCGGCAAAAGCAGGACTTTGCCACTGTGCGGGGTAACTCGCACTGCAATATTAACTCTCTCAGGTCATCAGTATGTAGGTGCAGCGTACCATTAGAGGCTCCTGGGAGAATATTCGTCTGGCCTCTATAAAGCTGTGAATACCTAGTTGAATAGCGCAGGGGGCTAGCCTTGCCCAGTTGGTGCCCTGCGCACTACACAAAAGGAAAAAATTATGATAATAGCAATAATCCTGATCCCTATAGCTTGTGTCAGTTTCATAATTTGGGATTTTAAGATCTTCAAAAAAATAAAGAGATAGAAAGGAGAGGGAAATGGAAGTAATATATTCAAATGCACAAGGCATAACCCATAGTAAAGGTGAATTTTGGATTGATTTTCATCAATTGAGTCCAGAGAATCCAAATCTGGAAAAAAGTGACCCATTAGTAAGAGTATATATGAATCCTGAAACAGTTATGAAGTTTAGAGAGGCTTTAGAAAAGAATGTAGGTAGGTTTATAAATACATACCTTAAATCAAAGAAAGAAAAAGGAGAAGAGAGTGATAAATAAGTTTTCTAGTGAAGATTATCTAAGGGACTTAGCAGAAAGGATGAAAGCTGAATTAAAAGGAAAAGTCAAAAATATCGATGGAGAACAGGAACTTTTTAGGTGCACTAGCGATTCCGTTGACATTGGGTTAGGGATTGTCGCTAAGAAGAGCAAATCATAGAAAGAGCAGGAAAAAGAGGCTCGTAGAGGCTCGTACAGGCACTTTAAGAGAGGCAGGTGAACTATATGACCTTAGAATTTTTATCAGGGCTAATTTAATGTCCGGGGATATAAACTAGAAGAGTATTATAGAGATTTTGAAAGGAGAAGAAGATGAAAGAATATAAGGATCTTTTCGAAGAATGCAAGGAAGGGAAAAAAATATTTTCGGAATTAGTAGAAGAATTTAAGAGAGAGATTGAAGTAAATGAAATAACAATAAAAGCCTTTAGAGAAAAAGATACGAGTAGAAAAGATCCTGAAGCTGATGAAAGGGTGGCAAAACGGCTAGAAGAGGAAGTAGAAATCCTTAAAAAGAGGATAGTAAGAATTGAGAATTATTTGAAAGGTGGACCGCCTTTTGGTAAGTCGGTTAGGAATGCTGAATAATAATCTGTTCAATTTTAATTGAAGAAATGAAAAGGCTGTTCTGGCTGATAAAATGCCGGCCAGTGGCAGTTGCACCACGATTCCCGGCAGTAGCAAGTATATCTAGACGTGAATATGCTTGCTGCTGCCACTATTAAAATTAAGAGGAGCTAAGAATGTCCGAGGAGAAAGTTGAACGCAACGCAATGGTCGCTAAACTCTACAACCAGGGCAAAAATAATAACGAAATTCTAGAAGGGCTATTAAAACAGGGATTTGAGGACTATCAAAAGGTTAAATCAGTCACAATGCAAATCTCCCGACTCCGAGCGGCCGGGAAGATCCCGAACAAGAGGCCAGCTAGTAAGGAAAAAAGGAAAATTATAAAACAGCAAAACAGCAAAATTATAAAATTACAGAAGGATAAAGTCCATAAAGTTACAAAATTACAAAGCGACCAGAAGGGTAGCGGTAAAGAATTTTTGCCAGTAAGTTACAGATTATCTGAGGATATAAAATGGGCTATAAAGACTTTGGCAGTTAAAAGTAGAAAAGAAGTATCTCAATTAGTTAGAGAAATTCTGCAAAAGTATATTAGTGAACAAAGTGACAAAAAAACAAAATGACAAAAAAACAATTAGACAAGTGAATTTGTTTACTTGTGGACTTATGAACAAATATATAAAAAGGTAGGTGAAAGATATGAGTAAGACAATGCAAGAAATGGCAGAAATTAGGCTAGAAGCCACAAAATACCTAATCTCAACCTTCAGGGATCTTAAAGACCTGGAAGAATTGAAAAAGTGGGTAGATGAGGAATTTGAAAACTACCAGGATTTGATAAAGCACGTTGACAAAATGAGAATGTTAAGTTTGCTTTATAATAAGCCAGAATTATTTGAGGAATGGAAGAGAGATAACCTGATGAGTCCTATGGGATACGAAACATTAAATATACTGAGGGATCAGCTTTTTATAAAATTTTGTTTAGTTTGTGGTGAACCGGTCAAATTCAGGAGATCTACCAGGAAATACTGCGGAAATACCTGTTTACAAGCAGCCTATCGAAAAAGAAAGAGATTAAAAAAAATAGATGATAAGACTTGACAGAAATAATTTATTATATATACTAAGGTAGAAATAGAATTTTAGGAAGGGATAAAAAAGTTGGTATAAATGACTATTCAAAAGAAGAGCGGGGGAATTATCAGTCCCCCCGCAGAAAAACTCACTAACCTTAACAAAGCTATTATACAACATTTTTATAATTATGCAAGGGGTAGGTTGTGTTTAAACACAATTTGCCTCTTTTTTCTTTGAAATAATAAACTGGTGGGCTGATCGGACTTTGAGCCAGCCTCTTGCCGGTTGGCTCACCACAATAGAGGCTGGAATGGAAGAATTAGAAAAATTTCAGGAATATGAAAAGACTCGAAGCAAAACAAGGCTGCCAGAAAGCGTAAAGCCTTGCTTAATGGTGCTCATTGACAAAAAGGAAAAATTAGAGGCTGATCAAGCGTTTATTTTAGCGTGTGAGCTCCATAGAGTAGGCAAAAAAGCAAAGAGAATTGAACAGATACTTAATAGCCTTAATGTCAGGGAAAGTAAGGTCAGAGGAATCCTGAAAAGCCTTAGAATCAGGGATTATGAGTACGGCTGCCCCACTTTGCAAGAAAAAGGGCTTTGCCTATTTGAAAAGAGAGAACTTTGTCCCTGGTGGGACAAGATACCCAGGGCAAATCAAGAAGCGTATAGAGAAAGGGACTTTTACCGGTATCGTTGGCCTCAGAGGTTAAGTCCCCCCCTATGTATGCTATATCTGGCAATAAAAGAGGTTGAGAAGCTGAGAGGCTGGACAGCAGGATCAAGATTGTATGTGTCTTGGGACAAATTAGCAGAAATATCAGGAGTGAGTAGAGATGTCCTTAAAGGAAGAAAAGATAAATATGAACCTGGCCTAGAGATATTGAAGAAAGCAGGCTTGATCAAATATAAACCAGGCCATAAGTGGGAAAAGGGTATAAAGAGAACAGCGTCACAAATACAGAGAATAATCCCGATACCGAAGCCTTAATTTAGTATGTCCTATTATGTAGGTGTAAAAACACCCTCATATGTAGGTGTAAAAACACCCTATCAATGGGTGTAAAAACACCTACATCTTAAGAGAATGTAATAGAAATAAAGAGAAGGAATTTTTTCTTAGAATTAGGAGAATTTAAGAGATCGATTGAGGAATTATAAATTTGGCCGAATCGGCAAAATTAGGAAAAGCTATGCAAGCAATGCAAGCCCTATAAAAAAAGAGAGGTGAAGGAAAGTAATGACTGAAGTAAAGAGGATAAAAGGTAAAGTAAAATGGTTTAATATCAGCAAGGGATATGGTTTCATTGAAGCTGATGATAATAAAGGGGATTTCTTTGTTCACCATAGCGAGGTGGAAGGAGAGGAGAACCTAAACCAAAATGACCGAGTTAGCTTTGAGACTGAAAAATCAGAGAGGGGGCTGAAGGCTGTCAAGGTCGTAAGGATAGAGAAATAACTCCCCCCCTATCTGTCCCTAAATGATGAAACGAATGAAAAGAAAAAGCTACAAAAAAGAAAGGAAAGGTAATGAGTAAATATCATAATATAGGGGTAGTAACCCCGGTAATTAAAATGGAAGCAGTCTTTTATGAGAAGGGAAAATTAACCAGGGATCCGGTCATAGCTCTCTTAATTGTAGAGTGTTCAGATGAGGATAACGATAAATCCACTATGGTTGAACCATTATGCTGGAATGAAAAATTTGGGATTATACCAGCTATGGAGCTTGGATCATATCTGGGACTGGAAGCAGAATACAAAGAAAGGGATTGGACTGAGGATATTAAAAGGATTGATGAGTTTGAGGAGAAGAAAGAAATAAAAGAAGATTGAGCGTCACTGGTGACGTAATGTTTATTGCTCTCTGATAATGAAATAAAATTTATGTTATCTCAAGGTATAGAATTTGACTATTTTAAGAGATGTGGATCGTTTTTTAAAATTTAGGAGAACTCCGAAATGGATTTGACTCCCACTAAAAATAAGCAGAAAACAATTATCCTAAACTGTTATGTTAATAGAAATAAAAGTTAGTAGCTCTTTGATATAGTAATGATAAGGATTTGGCTGATTCCTCTTTTATATTTGAGTAATTTGCCTCTTGACTTACCTAACATTTATGATATAATGAAAGAAATAGTTAGGTAAGGGGGTAAAATTATGAGCGCAGTTGAACCAATCAGGGATCGAAAAAAGATACTGGCAATTAAGCAGAATCTCAAGGCTAGGAGCGCAAGGAATTATTGTCTTTTTGCTCTGGGAATAAATGTAGGCTTGCGTATTTCGGATCTTCTCTCTTTGAAGGTGAAGGATGTCCTTGATACTGATTATATCTATCTCAAAGAGAAAAAGACTGATAAGCCTAAGAAGATCAAGCTCAACGCTGCTGCTAAGGAAGCAATCGATTATTATTTCAAGAAGGAAAAGCCTTTTGATCCTGAGCAGTTTCTATTTCGAGCAGAGAGATCAGGAAAACAATTAACAAGGATTCGAGTCTGGGAAATGATGAGACAATGGTGCGAAGAAGCAGGAGTCAAGCAGAAGGTAGGAACTCATACATTCAGAAAATCTTGGGGCTTTCACGCAAGAAAGCAAGGAGAACCGGTTGAACTGATACAGAAGAGATTCGGACATTCAAATCCACAAACCACGTTGCTTTACATTGGAATCATCAGCCAGGAAATAGAGGACTTGGAAGATAGGGTTTGCCTCTAGGCCAAGCCCACTATGTCCTTTTTTTCCCCGGCCTCTTAGAAAAGTAGTAGGCAGCTAATTTTTGCTGTGGAGTCAATTAAATTTACCCTCAAAATTGATTTAAGGCAGGTTTTGGACACTTTGTCTTAACCACTAATATAAAGGTATCAAAAGGATTAAATGACAGTGAATAATCCAAGCAATCCAAGCCCTATAAAAAAGGGGAATACAAGGAGAACAAAATAAATGAATAAAGAAGCAGCAAAAGTAAAAGGAAAAGTTAAATTTTGGAATGATCGAGGTTTTGGTTTTATCCAGCGTCAAAATAGCGAAAAGGATGTCTTTTTTCATTGCTCAGATCTAGAGGATCCTAATCACAATCCACAGCAAAATGATCAGGTGGAATTTTTGGTAGTCAAAGGTGATAGAGGACTGAAAGCAATCAAGGTGAGAAGAATCATAGAAAAAAAAGAGTCAGAAGAAAAAAAGATTCATTAAGGAGGAATAGTTATGGATACGGACAAGTATAAAAATCTTAAGAAAGAAAGGGAGAAGCGGAAAGAAGAATTAGTGAAGTTTGAGGATCGCCACCGGGAATTACTAAAGAAGAGAACCCCCATATGGGGATTACTAAAGAAGAAGAAGTATGCTATTTCAAAGGCAAAAATAGCTATTTCAAAGACAGAATCAAAAGAAAAGAAAAAAGAGTACGAAGATATTATTTCAGAGTGCGAACGTATTATTAACAAGTGTGAACATACTATCTTACCGATAGATCGGGAAATGAAAAAAACGAATTATCAAATGTTAGAAAAAAGTGAGGAAATAAGTAAGATAGAATCAAAAATAAACAAATATTTGGGACTATAACAAGAGATTATAATGCCTTATATCAAAAAAGAGCGTTATCTAGGCAAAAGCACTGAGGCCCGCAAGGCTCAACTGAATAATTTACAAAAGGGAAGAGGTAAACAGCTTATTAAAACGAAAGGTCAATCCCCTAAACTAGACCCCTTTTCCCCTGTTTATAAAAATAATATTTCTCAATTTCTGGAAGACCATTTTTACATTCCTGAGACCCGGGCCCCGGTTAAGCTAGAAAAATGGCAAAAAAGAGAAATATTTGAGCCACTTTTTAAGATGGATCCTGGTACTGGACTGAGGCAGCATAGTTTGGGATTAGTTTCTACACCGAAGAAGAACGGTAAAAGCACTGTGGCTGCTATGGTTGCTCTTTATTTTATGTTTCAGGATGAGCCTTTTGGGGAAATTGTCTTGACGGCCAACAGCCGGGATCAAACTTCCTGGGTAGTTTTCGATAAACTGCGAAAATCTGTTCTTATGAATCCTTACGTATTCAGGGAAGTTGAGGTATCTGATGATGTCCTGAAGGTCAAAAAGACCGGAACTGTGGTACGGATCGTAGCCCCGAATTATAAGACCGCAGCCGGAGCTAATCCTTCCCTGGTAATTTTTGATGAGCTATGGGGATTCGAGCTGGATACAGCCAGAAAATTCTGGGATGAGCTGGTTACTGTGCCTACCAGAAAGCAGCCTTTATGCCTGGTAGTTAGCTACGCTGGCCACGATGAAGATTCTCTATTATATGAGCTCTGGGAGAAAGGCCAGGCAAGAGATAAACCTAAAAATTATTTCTTTTATTGGATTCACGAAAATAAGGCAAGCTGGATTACCAGGAAATATCTGAGAGAGCAAAGACGCAGGCCAGGAATGAGACCTAATACCTATCTCAGGCTCCACGAAAATCGTTGGATTTCTTATGAATCTTCTTTTATTGATATGAATTTTTTTGATTCTTGCGTGCAGGATGATCACAGACCATTATTAGCCGACAAGTCAAAGCGTCTGTTCGTGGGAGTGGATATAGGACTCAGAAAGGACACGACTGGAATTTGCGCAGTTTATAAACAAGAAAATCGTATTTACCTGGCTGCTCATCGATGCTGGAAGCCTACTCTCAAGAAGCCGGTAAAATTAGGGGAGGTAGAGGCTTATATTTCAATGCTCAATGAAAATCATCATATTGAGCAGGTGAGATATGATCCTTCTCAATTTGAACGATCTGCTGAAATTTTGCGAAGCCAGGGGATAAAATTAGAGAGATTTGATCAAACTCCTAAAAGGCTGACTTATATGAGTCAAAACCTGTATAGCCTTATAAAAGATGGTAATATAGTCCTTTACAAAGACAAGCAGTTGAGATCTCACATTGAGACGGCGACTGTAAAACAGACTGATCAGGGTTGGAGAATCGTCAAGAAAAAATCTAGCTCAAAAATTGATCTGTGCATAGCTCTGGGAATGGCTTGCGTGGGGGCTATTGAAGCTCCTAGCTATACTGGCAATTTTCGAGCTATCCTGGGAAGCACGCAACAACATCAAAGCGTTTTTCATTATGAGTCCCCTGATACCAGCCGAGCCGGCGGCGTGCAATCCCCTAGAGATTTATTATTTAGACCAGGAGAAAATATAAGAGACGGTACTTATCATAGAGTCCTTGAAGGCAGGGACAGACCGGTTGGTCAAGCTATACCAGAAAATGAATGATAAGGAGGTGATCACAAAGTGGAGA